CAATGATTGTGTCAGATGACGATGTAACAATCCTTGAGCATACTGTTATGTCATCCATTTCTGCGGATGAGTTTGGCACAGAAGTAGAACTGCCAACGCATGACCTAAAGATCAGCAGACAAATGCCTGAAGGTAAGATGCGCTTTGACAGCGTACCGCCAGAAGAGTTCTTCATTAACTCACAGGCCCGCAACATTGATGATGCTTATGTTGTAGCGCACCGCACAGAGATGCGCGTAGGTGAGCTTGTTGAGATGGGCTATGACTTTGATGATGTGTATGACCTAGATAGCCTATACGGCGCATCAGACATATCAGAGGCGGAAACCATTGAGCGCCAAGGTTATTCACAGGATGACTATGAGGATCAATCTGGCGATCCAGCAATGCGCAACGTGGCAATCACAGAAGCCTACATGAAGCTAGACGTGGATGGCACAGGCATTCCTGTTCTACACCGCTTCCTCTGCGGGGGCTCAAACTACAAGCTGCTAGACTTTGAGCCCATTGACCACATTCCATTTGCGGTATTTGAGGTCGATCCAGAGCCACACACATTCTATGGGCGCTCTCTTGCAGAGATCGTCATGGATGACCAAGACGCAAGCACAGCGATCTTGCGCGGCGTATTGGACAACGTAGCCATGACGAACAACCCTCGCATTGGTATTGTTGATGGTGCGGTTAATATTGACGATGTGTTGAACAATGAGATTGGCGCAATCGTGCGTATGCGTCAGGCAGGCTCTGTGCAGGAGCTAACTGTGCCATTTACTGCAGGCCAGACGTTAAGCGCGCTAACCTACATGGATCAGCTTGTAGAGAACAAAACAGGCGTATCCCGCGCGTCAATGGGGCTAGACCCAGACGCAATGCAATCCACAACTAAGGCTGCAGTTCAGGCGACAATTCAAGCGCAGGCTGGTCAGGTAGAGGTCATGGTGCGCAATCTAGCGGATGGCATGAAGCGCCTCTTTAAGATCATGCTAGAGTTGCACGTCAAGAATACTGACGAAGAGCAAATGATGCGCATGAATGGGCGCTTTGTTCCAGTTGATCCTCGCGTATGGAATGCTGAGATGGACGTTTCTATCAACGTAGGTCTAGGCACAGGCCGCGAAGAAGAGAAGATGATGGCATTGCAGCAAACTCTGCAAATCCAGCAGCAAGTTTACCAGACATACGGCCCGTTCAACGGCATGGTCAGCCTGACAAACATCCGCAATACCTTGACTGACCTTATGGCGACTGCAGGTATACGCAACTCTGACCGCTACTATGCTCCAATCACGCCAGAGGTAGAGCAGCAGTTGCTCATGTTGCAGCAACAAGCGCAGCAACAGCAAGCTCAGGGTAGCGATCCAAACCAAGCATTCTTGGCTGCAGAGCAAATCAAGGCGCAGGCTAAGATGCAGACAGATATGGCGAAGCTGCAACTTGATGCGCAGAAAGCTATTGCTGACGATGACCTAAAGCGTGACCAGATGGCGCAAGATTTGATGGTTGATGCTGCAAAAGTATACGGTCAGTATGGCGCTGCAGTTGACGTGGCCCGCGTTAAAGCGGAGCAGGATAAACTTAGAACAATCGCAGGGATCGCACAGCAATGAGTGAAATTCGCATCAATGCAGATGAGGCCAAGCGCTTGAAGAATGACACTGCGTTTATGCAGTTTGTCCAAGATGTTCGCGATGTTCAAATGAACGTATTTGCGAATAGTGCTGCTCAGGAGGTTGAGCAGCGTGAAGAGGCGCACGCAATCATGCGTGCGTTAAACCAGATCGAAATGCAGCTTGATGCAGCTATTGCTGCAGAGCGCATGTTAGATCGTCACAAATAGGAGTAGCACCGTGGAAGCGACTACGATTGAAAATGCAGTAGGAAGTCTACTGTCACCAGAGCTTGGCGGTAAGTCAGCTCAAGAAGATAATTTGCGTGACGCAGCAGATGATATGATTGAACCAACTCAGGACGCTGAGAGTGAAATCATAGAGGAAGCTGAAGAGGACGCAGATGTTGTTGAGGCATCAGACGACAATGGCGATGAAGCCGAATACGAAGATGATGCAACTGAATATACTGACGAGGTGGAAGCCGTTGAGGATGACAGCGATGCTTTGTTTGACGTTACTATTGATGGCAAACAAGAGCGCTGGACCCTTTCCCAACTAAAGCAGTCTGCTGCGGGTCAGGGCTATATTCAGCAAAAAATGCGTGAGAACGCCGATGCAGCCAAACAGTTGCAGGAGCGTGAGGCGCAATTAGCTCAGCGGGAACAGCATGTTCTACAAGTAGCTCAGCAAGTACAGCAAGGCGGGTTACAAGCACCTACCCCACCATCTAAAGACCTTTTTGAAAATGACCCCATTGGGTACATGGAAGAAAAGATGAAATACGATGAGGCGGTGCAGGAATACAACGCTAAAGTTGGACAGATCAGACAGTTGCAGCAACAGCAGCAACAGCAAACCCAAGCGCAAAGACAATCATATCTGCAGGAGCAAGCAAGGCTTCTTGCAGAGGCCATTCCAGATATTGTCCATCCCGAAAAGGGCGACAATATAAAGAAAGGTCTAATGGACACTGGCGTTGCCTACGGATTTAGTGAGCAAGAGATGGCTAACGTCATTGACCATCGCTACATTCGTGCTTTGAACGATGCACGCAAGTGGCGTGAGCTACAGGCAAACAAAGTCAAGGCTAAGGAGAAGGGTAGCAATGTCAAACCTGTCATAAAAGCTGGCGCTAAGCGTAGAGAAGATGGTGTTTCTGCAACTCGCAAAAAGCAGGAACAAAAGTTCCGAAAGTCAGGCAGCATCCAAGATGCAGTCAGCCTGATGATGAAGTAACTTTAGTAAAGGAAAGTAAACTATGGCACAGCCAACCAACACATTCGACAGTTATGATGCTGTCGGTATCCGCGAAGACCTTAGTGACATCATCACTAATATCTCGCCTGAAGAAACACCGTTCTACACGAAGTGTCGCAAAACATCTGCGTCAAACACTTTGGTTGAATGGCAAACTGATGCGTTGCGTTCAAGCACAACAAACGCGCATATTGAAGGTGACGATACGACAGCAGATGCGGCAACAGCCACATCTCGTCTGAACAACCGTACACAAATCTTCAAGAACGCGGTAACTGTCCCAGATACAGATGAAGGTCTGGACAAAGCAGGTCGTGCGCAAGAAATTGCGTATCAGACACTGAAAATCGCCAAAGAGCAAAAGCTCGACATCGAAAAAGCTCTATTTGCGAACAACGCAAAGGTTGCGGGTTCTGCAACTGTTGCGCGTGAGCTTGCTGGTGCGCCTTCTTGGCTAATCACCAACGTGGACTTTGTAACTGGTGGTACACCATCAGGCGCAAACCCAACTGGTGACGGTACTGATGCGCGTACTGACGATGGTACTCCAACAGCGTTCTCTCAAACAAAGTTTGACAACGTAATGCAGTCAATCTGGGAAAACGGCGGAAAACCAGACACAGTGTATCTATCAGCGTTCCAAATGAACAAAGCGTTGGCCTTCACAGGTAACAACAACCAGCGTTCAGCGGTACAAGCTGGTGATGAGCGCGTTGTTAAATCGCTTGCGGTTTACGTCACACCTTGGGGTACAGTTGAGTTTATGCCAAGCCGTGAAAACCGCTCAAAAGACGTTTTCATCATGCAAGACGACATGTGGGAAGTTGCGACACTGCGTCCAACTAAAAACATTGAGTTGGCGAAAACTGGTGACGCAACAAAACGTCAAGTTGTCACAGAACTTACACTGTGCGCGAAAAACGAGGCTGCCAACGGCATCATCGCAGACAACACAACATCATAAGGAGTAGCTGACAATGGCTTCTAATTATGAGCGCACGCATGGCTTGTCTACTGTTACAGAAGCAACTGTAGCTGTAAGCAAGGATGCACATTTGGGAATGCCTATTGTCTTAAACCGTGCGGCAGGGTGTACAGCCACCCTGCCTGCGGCGACAGGCTCAGGCAACACCTACAACTTTATCGGTGCGATTGACGCAACTGGCAATCAAATTATCCAAGTAACTGGTGACGACACAATGGCTGGCGTTGCTTATTTGGGTAACGACAGCGCAGGCGCGTCATGCTTTTACACAGCAGCTACGTCAGACACGATCACCCTTAATGGCACCACAAAAGGTGGTAAAAAGGGCTGGCGTGTAACATGCACAGACATTGCAGCAGACACATGGTCTGTCATGGTTATGTCTGAGGCATCTGGCACAGAAGCTACACCGTTCTCAGCGGCTGTAACATAAAATTAATGGGGGCGGCATACGCCCTCATTTTCTTTAAGGAGAGGTTAAATGAGAGTAGAGATAAAACTGCGCAGCCTATCAACGACAAAAGGCTTTATGCGCAATGGGGACATCGTTGATCTACCTGATGAGGAAGTATCAAGGATTATAAAGGTTCGCCCACAGGCGCTTGTAATTCTGCCAGAATTGCCGCTTGAGGAGCCTAAAAAGGTACAGAAAGTTGTACAAAATCCTGTACAAAAGAAAGCACCAGTAAAGCGTAAGCGTGCGCGTAAGGCTGACGGTACGCTGAAGGCTGATGATCCATCCACACCAGACGTAAATGAGGCTTGGGAAGATGGCAAGCATATCAAGTAAGATCAAAGAAGATTGGCGCGTTGAAGACGACAAGCTAATCATTAAGAAAACGCATGACGCCACGCAGATGCTCAAGGATGTGCAGTATTCGCGCGAAGTCTCACCCAACAAGATTGGCTCAGATCACAAACTCGCTGGGCATGTTGACATGGCGCTTCTTGCAGTCTGGCTAAAAGAGGCTGGAGTAGCATGGACAGATACACAAGCAGTAAAAGATGTGATAAAAAGGAAGTTAATGAGTAACGAATTTTCTGGCCTGCGTGTGTGGGAAGGTAAGTGGTAAGATGGAAGTGAACTTTGAGATGATTAATGCTGTGATGCAGTGGATCGT